ACGATGATGGATACGCGAGCGTCGATTACGCGGCGATTGGTATGAGAATGATAGAAGTATCAGAGGAGGTCGCGTAATGGGCTGGGCAACAGGGTTCAGAGCAGGCTCTCAGATGGGCGCGGATATTCTTGATACATACCGCGCCGCTAGAAGAAACCGCGATATTAAAGAGATCGAAGCTGGTTTACAGCGTCAGCGAGACGATGCCATAGCTGAGCAAGAGGCTCAACAGGCCAATGTACAGGTTATGGCAGGGCAACAGCCCGGACAACTGCAACAGCAACAACTTGCTCGCAACGTTGGCCTAGCCCCTGCGATTAACCCACAGCAGTCTATGGTGGCACCTCCCGGTCAGCAGTTGGCTGGCAGAGCTACGAATGTACCTGCTATGGGGCAGATGTCACCTGTAGGTAGCGAGGCTATGGGTCTTGGCCCTGCGGCTAAAGGTCCGATGGGTGAGGCAATGGTGGAGCGCGAACGTGCTCGCCAGCTAAGAAGTCTGGGCTATACCGACGAAGCCAACCAAGCCCTTGATCGTTCACTTCAGTTACAGGCCATCGACGAGGAACGTAGGCGCTACGGAATTGACCAAGAGTATCGTGCGCGAGCAGAAAAGCGTGCTGAAGCGGCGGAAGGCCGTGCTGAAAGAGGGCTTGTATTACAAGAAGAGGCGGGAGAAAGAGCCGACTTAAATGCTGAGTTGGATAGAAAATATAAGAATGTTCAACTAAATGCGGCACAACTTGAATTAGATGACAAGCTAGCTCTAAACGCAGGCTACGACGCTTATGCAGAGTGGCAGAAAACTGGTAAGCCTCTATTGGAGTTTTACGAGACAAACGCTTGGAAGGATATGGGGCTAAAAAATCAAAGCATTTTAATCCAAAACGCAACTGGCGTTACTGAGTCCCAACAAAATTTGGGCGTGTTTAACTTAACGAGTCAACTAGATAGAGCGCAGACTCTGGATGAAATGGTCCAAATTGTTAGCGACGAAGACAGCATAACTAAAGGTTCAGCAGTTCGCATAGAGCGCAACGATGACGGGTCAGTTGATATTGTTTATTACGACGACACACCTTCTCCGCTATTAAAAGAAGGACAAGAGTTTGAAAAAGAGCTTAATCGCAGGAGTTATCCATCCGAAGAAGCGGCTATGGCTAATTTTAGAATTAGTGTTGAAAACCCAGCGTTGGGAGCACAAGACTACATAGATTCTGAAGCCGCGATAAAAAAGCTAATTTACGAAAAAGGCCAAGACAAAATCAAAAACGCACGCGATTTAGCAGAACTAGAAGCCTCGATTATTCAAGAGCTAGTTGGCGATTATGGCATGATTAAGATGCAAACTGACCCTACTTTCCGTGCAAGCGTAGATAAAGAAGTTGACAGGCTAATGAGAGATTTGCGCGAGGCGGCAGGGCTAATGCCCGAAAAAGGTGGCCTTGACGACAGCGCATTTCTAGATTAGCGGGGGTTGACTTATGGCTAGGTTTTACGACTTAGATGGCCTAAGACAAGCCGCTAAAGGGACAAGCAGTGAGGGGCTTAGCGACGAAGAACTCGTAATAGAGTATTCCCGTCGCACTGGCACAGACGCTCAACAAGTAGCTGAATACTTAGGTTTACCCACAGGGCGTGGCTCAAGTGCTTTTGGCGCTGGTCTAGGTATGGGTTTCGACCAAGCGCAAGCTATGGTTGCTGGTACAGGGGCCGCTCTTGCTGATGTAGCAGGTTTTACTGGCGTACGAGACGCTTTAGAAGCTGAAGCAAGGCAACAACAGGCGCAGTCATACTTAGCACGTAATCCAGAAGTTGCGCAGAGAGTCGAAGATATACGCGGCTTGGGTGATGTTCCCGGCTATGTCGCTGGTCAGTTGGGGCAACAGGTGTCTATTGTTGGCGGCATAATCGGTGCTTCAGCGTTGGGTACGTTAGCAGGTGGGCCTGTAGGTGGTCTAGCGGCAGGTTTGGGTACGTCATATACCTATGGTGTAGGTTCTCTGTATAACGAAGCCTTGGAGGGTGGCGAGCGTCAAACAGGTGAAGCACTAGCTAAAGCTGTGCCTTATGCCGCCGCAGAAGCACTCCTACCTCTTGGTATTGGTAGAGTAGCGCGGGGCGCTGGAATACCCGGAATATCGTCTATAGCTAGCCGCCCCAAGCGCGTAGCGGCGGCAGGGGGAGCAGGTGCGGTAACAGAAGCCGCAACTGAACTGTTCCAGACCAGCCTAGAAATCGGTATGCGAGATGACCTCTCGCCCGAAGAAATCTACTCTCGTTACCTAAACGCCGCTGTATCTGGCGGGCTTGTTGGTGGTGGATTCTCAGCCGCTGGCGCTACGTTTGGTAGAGCGCCGCAACCGGAGACTGATCCTGATGCTGACGTTACTGACACTGACGTTGATACTGGACCTGTTGATACAGCACCAGAAAACAATGTTGTACCGGACGCAGAGGGCGGCGTTAATCTCGCAGGCTCACAAGCAGAGGTGGACGCTAATCGCGTAGCCCAAGAGCAAGACGCAGAACTACGTGAGTTAAATAAAGCTGAGTGGCGTGAGTCATTATTACCCCTGACAGGGGGTAAGTTAACTCGGGGCGACCGCAGAAAGTTAGAAGGTCGCAAGAAAAACCTTGAGTACGACCTTGAGGTAGCGGAAGAAGTAGCGCCACTAGCTACAGCAGGTAAGGGCAAATCAAAGCGTCGGCGTAAGAAAGAACTGGTTGCTGAGCGCCGGTCTGAATTGCAACAAGAGCTTAACAACATAAACACTCAGCTTGCCGCTGATAACGTTGCACGTATGGCTGAAGCCGATTTGACAGGCTTGGATAACGATGTCACGCCAGTTGAGCGAGCTATTGCAGAAGCCGAGCAACGAGCGCAGGCCGAGGCTGAAGCCGCCCAGCGCGTACAAGGTGATGTGAGTCCAGAAGTAGCACCGGAAACGCTGGAAGAAGGCGTAGACTTGGCTCAGCAAGTGGCTCCCGCCGCTAGGCCAGAAACCGAGGTAGCACCAGAGCCTGCTGTAGAGCCGGTGCAAGCTGTATCCCCCGTAGTAGAACCAGACTTGCAGGTTGCGCAAGACGCAACAGAAGCTACACCCGAAGCCGTTAGTCCTGTAGTTGAGGAAGAACTGGTAACGGCTGAAGACATCGAAGCTGAAGTCCAAAAAGACCAAGACATCGCACGGACACTGGCGGCAGAAGTTGAGTCAGATAACGTAAAAGTAGCTGGCCCTATTACTTTAGAACAGCCTGTTATAGCGGCTATTGCCCGACATTTGCGAAGTCCTAAAGCATCTGGCCTGAATGTAGTTTACGAGCCGGGAACGGCTAATCCTGTAGAAGTTGCCCCCGAAATATCTGCTCAAATTGACGGGGTGCGGCAGGCTGTATTTGCTGTAGCGCAAGCTAAGGCTAGTTACGACAACGTGGCTAGCAACATACTGGACAAAGATACAGACGCGGATATTGTAGGCAAAGAAGATACAGCTACCGCTGTAGCTGAAGCTAATTACGAAAAACGCGAAACAGCACGACAAAACCTAGTGACAGCAGTAGAAAATTTTATAGCTGTTGCAGGTGGTAGACCTAATGCCAATGCAATTATCGCCGCGTTCAAGACTACTAAAGAAAAACGTGGCAAGAGCAGAGATTTAAACAGCGCAGAGTCAGAGTTCTTAAGTGGTGTAATGCCTACCAAACGTGGGCTAGCTTATAAAAAACTCGCTGGGTTCCACCAACAGCTTGATATAGGGCTGTCTAGCGCTTTCCGTGCTTACACAAATGGTGAGTTAACCGCTTCACCTGACTTTGCACCCAGAAGCGCCCCGGTTCGACAAAACAAGCAACAACGCGAGGCAGAGAAAAAAGCTGGCATACGCTTGTTTGAACGGGATTTACAAGCCGCAGTAGAAGGTGGCGCGTTAGGTAACAGCGCAAGGACTACACCTGACCGAGCTACCATAAGCAAAATAGATGACGCTGTGAAAAGCGAAAAAGCTAGGCTAAAGGAGCAACGGGACAACAAAACTTTAACCGTGCCTCAGTACAGAAAAGCCGTAAAGGACGCTGAAGCAAGAGGGCAGGCCGCTAAAGACGCTGAGCAAGCAAAAATTGACGCTAGATTAGCGGAAACTCAAGGGTTTGAGGCTCTTATTAATAGAGCTTTGGACACAGGAGTTGCCAACGTAACAGAAAGACTAATTGCTAAATTAGCGCGTAGAGCCATAAAAGCACGCCGAGATGCGGGCATCCCTGATCCTGTTATTGAGTTTGGCGATGAGTCTAGCTTTGACCCAAATAAAACTGCTGGCGGCACCATAACACTCAAGCGTGAAAGTAGCCCAGAAGTTGTTGCGCACGAAGCCTTGCACGCTTTGTTGCAGGGTTTTGTTTACGCCAACAGGAGTACCAGAGTACCGGGGCATGACCCAGAAGTAGTTAAAACAGTAGACCTACTTCGTGGTTACGTAAAAACTCTTGTTAACTTGGACATGGATAAGTTAAACGACTCCCTAACGCCAGCGCAAAAAGCTAAAGCTAGCGAAGCTATAAGCGTGCTTCGTGACTTAGTAAACCGTGGCGATGCAAATGGGGAAGTAGACGCAGTACTTGAACTTATTTCATACGGCAACACCTTGCGTGATATGAAGATGTTGCTCACCAGAGTAGAACGTCGTAGAACCGAAAAAACGGCGGATTGGCGTACAACTTTAAGGGGCATATTTGAAGTAATCCGTAGGTTGTTAAACAAACTTACGGGGGCTTCAGACACAGCCGCGAACGACGTAATTGACGCCACAGTTGCCTTACTTGAGGGCGTAACAGCTAAGCCTGTAGCTCCCAAAAAAGGCAAGAAACTAATGGTAGGTAAACCTACCAAGGTAGATCCTACTTCGTCTACATCTGCATTTGGTATTGACGTACGTGACGAAGCACAGCTTTCTGATTGGGTATTGTCCACTAAGGTATTTTTCGATCTGCTTAATTGGGATAAGCGGATGAAGTGGTCTGGCGAGAAGCTAACTGGTCTGAACAAGACCATACGTAGGGAAATGCCGGGTATAGAGAAAGTTGTACGTTACCTTAACCCCTACTACGGTTTACAAAATCTAGCCAAATTCGTAAAAGAGTTTAAAAGTGACAAGCATACTGGCTACCTGCGAGCAGAAGAATTTGCCAGCGTTATAAGGCGATCAAGCAAAGAAGATGTACAGAAGATGTTTGACTACTTAGATAGTGAGACACAAGACGCTTCTTTGCTGGATGGCGTAAAGTACGCAGACAAGCGCAAGGCCATGCTAGATTCTTTGCGTAGTTTTATTAACGAGTACGTAGAATCGTTGGACGACGCTAGCAAAGCATCCTTTAAGCGTAGGCCGTTCAGCGAGTCGCTGTTCTTTGTATCTGATACAACAGACATAGGAAGCCGTCGTTTCGGCGTCAGTAAAAAAATATCCAGAATTATAGGTAAGCAAGAGTACAAGGAAGTTAACCTAGAAGACGAGTGGATATACCCAGAGGGCGAAACTGAGCTTAGTGATAGCCCTGTGTACCTGCGAGTTATTAAGCGGTTGCCAAACGGTGAAGTTAGGCATGAGGGCTTTATACACGAACAAAACGCGGCATTGTTTAACGGTGCGCCGTACAAAGATGGTGTTGACTTGTTTGAAGTGGAGCCTGAGCTTACCTACAAAGTTGAAGAAACGCCTAGCGGTTACAGCTTTAGCCGCCAAATGACAGCTAGACAAGCTCTTTCCACTGCTGATTACAAGGAAGGTAGGGAAAAATTATCTTTGGCTATGCTGAACACCGTAGGGTCTTTGGCTAACTATTTTGCCTCAAAAGGGCTTGTAAACTCCTTGTACTCGGCTGGCAGGGCGAACGGTACTTTAGACATAAACAGCTTAAACGCTAGGTCTGAACCTGTACTCGTTTTTGATTCTATTGAACAACTTAACGCATACAACAAGCACTTTGCCGGTATAGACGGCTACACTCATAGACCCGTAGGGCCGGATAACATACCTAGCGCCAACGCTGACGAGTTAAAGTCGGGAATAGCATCCCAAGCGGTAGGCGAGTCTGGCAATTACGTACGCATCCCAGAAGACTCAGAAACTTGGGGCGCGTTGCGCGGCAAGATACTGCCCGCACCTGTGTACTCAGGTATCTTATCTGCCTCAAGCCAAAACGCCGTGTTTGATACTGACGTTGCTAGAACCTATAGCGGAATACTTAGATGGTTTAAGAAAAGTAAGACTATCTACAACCCCGGCACGCACGTTACTAACGCGGCGTCTAACGTCACTATCGCTATGGGTCACGGGCTGACTAGAAAAACTGTTATAAGGGCTGGTGAGCTTCTACTCAAGTATTACCTAACACCAAACAAGCTCAATGCTAGTGAGCTAGCAATAGTAAATGGATTTATGAACTCAGGCGCGGTTCTGGGAGATTTTTCCGTAGCAGAGGTCAAGAAGGCGGTTATAGAAGCAACTGTCCGAGCTATGCGTAGCAATAACGAAAAGCGTGGTGCGTTTGGCTGGGCTATGGACGCCATGAACTTAGAGCGTTACAAGTCTGAAAATTTAACTGAGGTAGCAAAAAAAGCTAAAGACATTGGAGTTACAGCAGACGAAATAGCCACTACAGCGTATGCAACAGGCGATAACATATTTCGCTTTGCGGCGTTTTTACAAAGGGCTGGGCAACTACAGGCACAAAAAGATTCTACCGACTTGACTGCGGAAGAACTTCGTACCGTAGGTATTGACGCCCGTAATATGTTCTTGGACTACGATATTGACTCTAAAGCCCTCCAACTGGCTAGGCAAACAGTCTTGCCGTTTGCGTCGTGGACTTACGCGATCATACCCGTCATTACTAATATGGCGATTACACAGCCTTGGCGGATAGCCAATATATTCGCCGCGTACGCCGCATTAGACTTGTTTGCAAGTATGCTTGCAGGGGAAGACGAAGACTACCGCAAGCGATTAGGCAGTATGTATAACGAGCGAGTGTTTGGCATTGGGCCTCACTCTATGATTCGTATACCGTTCTTAGGTTCTGACACTCAGCCTGTGTACTACAGACTAGGTGACTACATACCGCTGTCGTCTACGTTTAAAGCTGGGCCAAACGGATTTATGGGCATAGAAGGCTTCCCGTCTGGCTTAATGCCTAACGGCCCTCTAATTAGCGCCTTTTCTATGGTGGCAAATACAGACCTTTACACAGGCAAAGAAATATACCTTGATACGGATGACGCGTTGGACAGATTTTTGTCCCTTGCCAAAGCGGGTTACGACACATTTACGCCGCCGCTTATTTCCAGTAGAAACAAGGAAAACTTAGATAAATACTTAAACGACGCACCTACTGTTTCTGGTCGGTCTATGACTTCTATGTGGGCTGTTCGGGCGTTCGGCTTCAAATTTTATGATCCCTACACATCTGATGAGGCCGCGTGGAAACAAATCAGAGCTAAGGCAATAATGCGCGAGTACGAGACGGCTATGTATAAGGCCAGACGCGAGATGGTAAGAAGCGGTTCTTATGATACAGAGGCTCTAAACGCCGAATTAATTCGGCTAAACGAGCGTATGCGTGAAGAAGTTGATGAAGTTTTCAATAGCGACTAAACTTAACCCTCAACAAACGGAGACGTTGATATGTACGGTATGAAGAAAGGCGGTTCTCGCAAAGTAAGCCACAAGTCAGGCGCTATGGCTGACCATGCTGGCGGTGGTATGGGTGTTGCCCAAAAGATGAGCAAAGAGTCCAATGTGTCTATCGGCGCTCAGAAAATGGTGAACTTTATGTCAGACAGCGGCCACACTGCGCCTAAGCTGAACAACGACAAAGCTCACGATTTCCGTCCCGGCGGCGAAGTCTCTCCGCAGTAACTACTTCATCTTCGCCTTTTTAGTACGGGCGAATGAGCGGTTCTTGGACTTAGGGGTAACGCGCAAGTTAGATTTGCCGTTACCCCCGCCCTTGGCGAGTGGCTTCTTGTGATCCACATCCTTGCCATCGCCCTTGGTAACTTTACCCTTCTTAGCCATCTTAGACCGTGCCGCATTACGCGCCGCACGGTTTTTCTTTTGCTTGGGCTTTGAGTGGTAGTTGTCGTACTCTTTACGGTAGTTTCGCGCCATGCGAGCCTCCTAAGATAGCCTTCAGAACGGTACTGTTCTTCACAGCTTCTGACCCGTCCAGCCCATCTAAGAATCTGGGGTGCGTTAAGTCTACCATAATGCAGAACGCCTGACCCGGATTATGGCCGGGACAACCCTTGAACAACGTGACTCTTTCCCGTTCGCTAATCAGTGCGCCCATATCACGCAGTTCCCGCGTTACTCGGTCTATGCCGTCACGGGTGCGCTGTAGCCACCGCTTCAACATCGCGATATTAATCGCTACGTAGCTACCCTTAAGTATATTGTTGTTAGCGTCGTAAATGATTTTTTCCCTAGCAACAGCGGTTGTCGGAGGTGGCATCTGTACGTTCTCTTTCTGCTCACCTTGTTTCTGGGAAGAATGTATAATCTCGTCGTTATGTTCTTGAAGAAACTGACCCAGCGTATCTATCGCGTCTACGGCGTTCTTGCTCTCATAATCATGGGTTGCCTGTACGTGGGCTATCCAATACCGAGCTACTTCGTCAGCGTCGAAATTCACCAGCCCCAGCTTGACCGCAATCTTTGACATTATCCAGCCAGACACAATCATCGGCTCAGCGTACTTGTCTACAGCTTGAAACACAGAGCCAAACTTGTCGATAAACTTGGGCTTGAGCGTCTTAAAGAGCGCCACATCCCCGCCTACGTTGATGACAGCCGATACCAGTTCTGGATATGCCCAGCCGTAGTTGTGGAATATCTCCTCCACAAACCGCTCTGCGGGGCTAGTGCCTGACTCGTCCTTCTCGACAAGGGTGCGGTCATCATGGATATACTCAATACATCTGGCTCTCAGCGCACTGTCATTGGTCTGCGCCAGATCAAACTGCTGGTGGAACGATACATTGGCAGACACAAACGTGGGGCCGGTCCATCGGGACGGTTCGCGTAGCTCCCGCCGCTGATCCATAGAGTTCTTCTCTACGCCAGAGCTTATGTCATACACCATGTTGACTGCTTCATCAGGATGCACGGTGGTAAGCTCATCTATTGTACAAGGTAGCTGGTTAAGCACACCTCGTATCTTAAACATAGCGTTGGCGGTGTCCCGGCGTTGCAGAAGCATCTCTTTAGGGTTTCCGAACAAGCTGTTGATGGCGAACAGTGCCAAGGTTTTACCTGTCGTTGTCTTGGGCGAATAGATCGACACGAAGCCCGTACAGTTACCTGCGGCACGGCTCAACACGCTACCCATCGCCATGAACATCATCATGCGGAGCATCTTGGCTTCTGGCTTTTGCAGAATCTGCATCGCCTCGACCCATTTCTCCTTTGACCCCACTGGCTTGACCAGATCATCGAACCGCGTAGCGGCACCCTTCAGTCTGCGCTTCACCTCGCCATCGACATCGTTGCCGATAACTGTATGTCCACACAGGAAAGTCTCGTCCTTCTGCCAGCCAAAATGCGTGTAATCTATACCCGTGGGGTTTTCGCTTTGTACTTTTGCTAGATAATCCACGATAAACAACCTCAGTCTTTCTTGTTGCGCCCCCGTTTTGGCATCGAATATCTGACGATGGTGTAAGAACTTGGTGAAGGACGGGCCGTTGACCAGCACATCCATCTCATGATCTTCCTCAGTCCACCCTACCATCGGATACCTTACCGATAGTCTAAAGGTAGACAGGCCGGTTTCTGGGTTCTTATAGATACCCAGTACGTGCATCAGGTAGTGTGATACCAGTATCCACTCGACTTGTTCTGCTTTTACGGGGTTCCCGTTAGCGTCACTGGACTCAATCTGCTCGCGCACTTCTTTGTACACGCAGTTGTCGCGTATGACATAGCCTTCTGGTAGCTCAATCTCTTCTTCGCCGGTATCCGTTTCGACTGTCAGCGAGGTAGTAGAGCTAAGCCTAGCAGGGCTTTTTATGGTGTCTTTGTGTGGACACTCGCGGCATCCAGCGGGGCACAACCGCTCAAATGTTTCACAGGTAGTTGGCCCATGACTGCCCCAGCCGTTCAGCTTGTCCATGTTGGACTTGAGGTCAAAGTCAGGGTGTTCCCCCGCAAGCCGTATTACAGCTTCCTCGGGGTCTGTACAGTGCTTTGCGATGCCTAGTGACGCCCTCCACAGGGGTTCTTCTACTTGCTCCCCTGCGGCGTCCATGAAGCCCCCGCTAGCGACTAGCGCACGGATCTGGGTACAGTGTTCCGCTACGCGATCTAAAACAACGTCGTTAGTGCCCATAATGGCGTCAGCAACGGACGACCTTTTAGGCTTTTTCTGCTCCGGCTCTTTTACTACCCACTTCTTGAGGATACCTGCCAACATCATAGGGTCAAAATCTTGACAGTTCTTTACGACTTTGACCGGCTTCCAATCGCTGGACTTTTTATGGTGCGATCCCACAGGCCGCAACACCATAGACGGGTCGTGGATCTTGGAGGTATCTATGTCCAGCCCATGCTCAGCCAGCGCCACACGAAGCGCTTTGGACAACTGCACCCACGTTTTGGTGGGCAGTTCTTCTGTCAGAGGCCAGTAAACATGCAGTCCCTTGCCGGAGGACACCAGCATCGGGGATGGCATTTGCATTTGCTCCAGTACATCTTTCAGTGCTTTTACAGCATCTATCTGATTTGTGTACTGTTTGTCATCTCCAATGTCTAAATCAAACGCTAGGGCTTTGAAATACCTCGCAAATTCTGCTTTTCTATACCACTTCTTTTTTCCGTTGTTGTTTACATACTCATGCCCTGAGAACGAGCCTACTGTGTAGTAAACGGTTACGCTTGGGTGCTTATCGCACTGTGCAATACGAGCCGCCGCCTTATCATAATCCGCATAATTATAGGAAGCCTCCTGCCAAAAAAATCCTTCTTTGACGTTACCTTGTGGGTCTGGCTTCCAACAACAAATAACTAACTGATCTGACTTGGCGTGAACACGTTGTAGAAATTCTTGTGTCTCCACGCATACCCCCTAGACGAAAAAGCCCCGCGCTGAGCGGGGCTGTACACCATACCACTTATTCATCGAAAAGGTCAGCAATACTGTTTGCTAAATCATCCGATGCCTTTACTGGCTCCAGTTTTGGCTTCTTTTTAGGGGCAGGTGGTGGCTCGACAGGCTCCTCCTTGGCCTCTATTCTCGTCTCTGCCTTGGGTGCTTCAAGGGTTGCGCTAGGCTCCAACTGCCGTGTGGCAATCTTCACTAAGTCATGCTCGGTGAGCTTTTCCAGTGAGTCTAGCTTGGCCTCTGGTACATATCCTTTGTGGCTAAAAACAATCTTGGGGTAGCTGGCTTCGTCATCGAACGACAACTCAGTAACAACTTCCTCTGGTGTTAGTCCATAGTTACCAAGACTCTTGAAGTATTCCCGCAGACCGCGCATGGCTGATACAGGGATCGTTAGGCTGTACACCTTGGATGGGTCAGCGGCGGCTACAACAGCCAGATGCCGTTGGTCAGCACAGAGCTTGGACTTGTTGCCGCTTGGCAGGATCTTTGAGCCTAGCTCGTTATTGGGGCACCCTGCGCAGTTATCGTTGACGGGGTTCTCAACAGAAGCGTGGGGTTTGACACCATCACTTGAAAAGCAGGTGGGTGCGGTGTTCTCGCCATCGTAAGCGGAACCGTAGAAGACTTTAGACACCCGTGGGTTAGCGCCCACAATAACAACGTCCAAAGTAGTTCCCACCACAGTTTCCACACCTGACTCGACTAGCCGGTAGCGTGACGAGCGGATACTGATTCTGGGTATGCTACTGCCTTCGCCGGAAGCGCCTACGATAGCGCCAGCAACGGCAGACTTCTTACCACTCTCCTGCCGTTGGCGAATACGCTCGGCAATATGGTCTGGTACGTTCATTACATTTGACATAGGTTATCCCCTATTCTGGTTTCGACGGAAGTTAAATACCTTAACGGTGTTGTAGTTGATCCCCGGTGGCAGTTCGCCGTGGGTTTCAAGGTGATCGCGTACAGCAGTCTTGCTGGCCCTAGACTCAACAAGCTCCCAAGCGTCATTCTCTTTACAGAAAGCAAAGAAATCTTCTCTGGACGCCACAGTTGCCGATTGATGGGAAGACCAGTACGCGGTGCCAAGGCTGGTTTTTATAGACTCCAAACCGTCCTCTTGTGCTCGCATAGTGAACCAGTTTTCAAGCAAGACAAGTTTCTCTTTCAAAGACGCCTTATCTGCCTTGTACTTCCGGTCAAGCTCGGCTATTTCATTACGCACACGGGCGTAGCGAGTAGCCGCTTCTTCGTAGTTCATACATTACTCCTAGTAACTTAGTCATCGTCATGGTTTATCCCTTGAACCAAATCAAGGAATTCGGTAAGCACATTCTTTTTGTGCTTCAAGCGGCTATAAAGTTCTTCTTCAAACTTCGTAGCCGATATGTGCCACACGGTAGTCTTGCCCTCTGTGCTAAGACGCCGTATACGCGCATTTGCTTGTTCGTACTGCTCAAGTGAGTAAATAGGTGCAAACCATATTATGTCTTTTGCGGCGGTCAGTGTCAAACCATGAGCCGCCACCTTGGGATGCGCCAGCAACACTTTGGGAGAGTCGGTGTACTGGAAGTTGTTAAATATCTCATCCCTATCCTTTTTGGATACGTCACCATTGACCAGTGCTACGTCATAGCCATCCGCTACAAGTTTTTCTCGCAACCATTTCTGCACCCCTTTGAGGGGTACGAACACGATAGCCTTGTCTCCGATCTCATCCAGAAGCTCGGTCAGTGTGTTGTAACGATCCTTCGCGTCGATCTTTATAGATGTGTCTTCGCTGTAAACAACGCCACAACAAATTTGCAGTAGCTTGGAGAGCATGACAGCAGAGTTAGCGGCAGACACTTGCCCTTCGGAGAATGTCGTTACCGCCTTGTCCTGCATCTCTTTAAACGCTTTCTTTTGCTGGGCCGTTAGCTCAGTCGCCCTGTTCACAAAGTTGGTATCAGGCAGGTCTTTACACTCGTCCAGCGAGAACCGTATCGACGGTTGTAGCACTTTCTTGCAGGTGTCCAAGGCGTCTGGCCTCGGTATCCACTTAAACTGTGACACCTTCTTCATCACGGTTTCTTTGAAAGATGTGTAGCTTCTGGCTACATGTGGCGATTCAACAAGCCTCGCTAACGTCCACGCATCGGCTGGCGTCTGCGATATGGGTGTGCCTGTCAGTAACCACAACCAAGGCTGGTGTTGCTTCAACCAATTAAAGAATATCTTGTATCGTTGTGCGCTTGGTGTCTTGAGCGCGGTCGCTTCGTCGTAGATAACAACGTCGAAATCGTTTAGCTCTTTACTTAGCCCCGTAAAGCCATCGTGGTTAATGATGACGTACTGAACGCCGGGGGTGTCTAGTAATTTAAGTCTTTTCTGTCGTGTACCTGTGCAGATAACAAACGATCTGTGTGGCAGGTGCATCTTTAGCTCTCTACCCCAAACTTCTTTGGTGGTTGATAAAGGCGCTACGATGAGAATCTTTTTAGCTTCGCCAGAAGTAAGTAGGTAATCTGCGGCCCAGATAGAGCTTATTGTCTTTCCAGTACCCGGTGCATTGAGACACAAAGCACGCTTATTAAGAGACAAAAACTCTGCCGTGAACCGCTGGTGTTCCATCGGCTTGAATCTGGCTGGGTAGTCGTAGTAGTAACTGATAGGGGAAGGCACAGTGATGCCCATGTTGCGCAAAACCATGCACTCCTGCACGCCATGCGGTACAACAAGTAGGTCTTCACCATCTTTGTGTAGCGTCTTAGCGTGAGGTATTACTGTAGCTATGTCATTGTTTATAGATGACTTTATAACTACTTTCTTCTGTTCCGGCACTACAAGCACAGTGCGGCCCACCCCCTAAATTCAGCTTCCCAACCTGACAGTGAGACGCCTTCTCTTACGATCCAGCACTGGCCTCCGTTCTGTATCACTAGACCTATCTCACGGACTTGGTTAGCCGTTGGTTCGTTTTTACCGAATTTCGTTTCTATACCAAAGAAGTGCCCGTTCACCTGTCCGATAAAGTCAGGTATACCCGAGCGTCCGTAACCGTTCGCAGAAGGCATGAAGTAGTAGCATTTATCTACTGAATTCAATACCTTGCGAACAGCTTTCTTTACATCACCTTCGTTCTTCATGCGTACAGTGAAGCACCAAGGATGAAGCCCATACCAAACAACACAACCGCAATCAACACATGCTCAAAACTAATTGTTTCGATAAAAGTTGGCTCGGTTTTTGCGGGGGTTGACTTTGGCTCGACGGGCGGTGCCACGGGGATGTTGAGGAACGTGTTGAACGACTCCTCCCGCTTCTGTTTGTTCAGCCTATTAGCTATTGAGCTTTCTGAACGCCGTAGAGCTTTAGCCATTTCTTTATAGCTAGCGCCTTCTGCTTTCATTTCAAACAGTTTTTGGTCGTGTTTAGCAGACCATGCTTTGTACTTAGCCACTATCGTCTCCTTAGTCTAGCGTCTGGACAAATTTCCTTTGCAGGACACCACGGACACAACCCGCTTGGCTTGGTTTCAAACACACCCAAGTCAATCGTTTCATGCACGCGATCAATGCGAGGTTTCAGTGCTCCCCACAGAGATTCTAAATATCGACGTTCATACGTAGTGTTCGTCGTTTTGTTAAACCGTAACCAAATAAACGAGGTCTTTACTGTCTGCACTTCGGGGAAGTGCCAGAAGATCATCGCCGCAAACAACTGTAGCTGTGTGGGCGACTCTCTTACCTTGCCTGTTTTGTAGTCTAAACAGTACGCTGTGTCACCGTCAATAACTAAAACGTCAGCGATTGATCGAAAGTACGCATCGTCTGCAAACCAATCAACTGGCTCCAGATTCTCATTCACCGCCATCTGGTATTCAAACTTCTTCTCGCCAGAGCGCGACATAATTACGTCTACGATGTTGCCCCACTTCTTGAGAGACAACTCATCTTCCTCTGTTAATCCCGTGGGATTAAGCTCGCCCCTGCCGTAGTCTTCTAGCACCTTGTGTACCCGATGCCCGTAGTCAATCGCCTCGCTACTCGCCATTCGCACGGACTTGCTAACGTACAGGTAATCGAACTGGGCTGGGCAGTTTTCAAACGTACTCAACCTGCTGTAAGAAAGAGCCATCTTGTCGCTCATGTGTTTAGCGCCTCTAGTTCTCGTACACGTTTTCGCAGTGCGAGTATTTGTTTGCCCATATCTGCGTTGCGCGTACGTAAGCGAACCACATCGTGTTCTTGGGGGTTTTTAAGGCTGTACTGTTCAAAAGCCTGCTCTTTTTCTGCCACAACCTGTTCGCGCTTGTGAACCGACATAAGCATGGCTTGCGCTTGCTTTAGTAATTTAGAGCTTTGGTTATATTGCTTATCAATGCACCCTAGTTTGTCTAAGTACAACTGCTGATACTTTTCAGCTATTTCGACACGTTCTTCTAACGAATAATCCTCTTTGGGCGTATAATCCTTTTTGGTACGCGCAATATGTTTTATTTCGGTGTCAGTTTCGATATTTATTTCCTCAACAACTGACGCCCATGCTTCCCAACCTTCGTCAAGCTGTTCAGAAATTTCGTCCATAAGTTTGTCTGCGTGCAACGTGTATTCGCTCATTTACGTGGTTTCTCCGTTGTCACTAGGCTTTCTGTTTCGATCCATACCCTAGCGCCACAGTTAAGTGGCTTATCTGGGGAGTGAACAACTCTGGAAGGGCCGTGGATAAATACACCGTGGCAATAAGTATTCTTTTTGCCTTGCTTTACTGTTATCGGTGGCTCATGTTCCGACGGATCAGACACTTTGAGGTTGCGCCTAATAACGTGCTGGTTAACGTGGATGCGAGTCTTCATTTGGCTTCTCCATACGATGCTCCCACTCCTGTTTCACAAGCTACGGGTATGTAGCCCCTGCACCACTTAGGTGTCAGGTTCAAACATTCCTCCATGTAAGCTCGCGCTTCAACAAGTTCATCATCAGGTACGATGCACACGGCTTCGTCATGTACCGATAGCTTTACCGGATACCGCTGATTGATCCTAGCAGTCTGCCACATAACAATCTGCATTGCCGCATGTTGGCAAAGATTTTCTACAACTTTCGGGCCAAAGATTTTGACTTCTTCGTTACGGCCCATTGTGTATATCCAATTATTTTCTTTGTACCTTAGCTTATGGTACACAACCCCCGGTTCTCCCGGCCTACCGAAACCATCCTTTTGTGTGATAAACCAGCCGCGAACGTCTACTTGCTCTAGCCAGTTTTCGTTTGCGATATTGGGAAGCACAGAGTGCTCGCAGTGTTGCCATAGTTTGGTTACTTCGTAGTGAACACTACGGTAAAGCTCAACGATCTCGTAAGCTCTATCCATTGTTATAGGCTCTGCACCTATGTATTTACCTTGCAAGTTAGCCATCTCTTGGAAGCGAGCGGCCCCTGCACCGTACTGCAAACCGAGCATGGCGGTCTTACCTAGAAACCTCTCTGCTTTGTCAGCTTTGGTTATCTCTCTGCCAAACATTCGGGAAGCAAAGTCGCAGTACATATCGACTCCCGCCTCCAGCTTTTCAATAACATCGGTCTGCCCTGCCAGTGCCATCACAGTACGCAGTTCGATATTAGATGAGTCGCCAACAAGTACAGAGTGTCCTTCGGGAGCGCGGAGCGCGTTACGCAAACCAGCACTGATCCCTCTGGCTGGTAGGTTCTGCCAATTAACTTTGTTGCCCCCAGAGTATCTTCCGGTTGTTTTAGCGCCCCAATAGTTTAAGTACACAGGAAGTGGGCCACGCTTTGTCATCTCAATAAAACGCTCGGCCCGTGTCTCTGCAATAGTGGTCTTAGCGCCCAGCCTAGCGGCTACCAGCGCCTGCACTTCTGAGTCGGGATGCTCCTGCAAAGCCAGAAACTCTTTATCTGTCTTGGCAAAAGCGAAAGTAGTCTTACCCGTTCTGGGACTTACTTTGGTAGGCGGGTATACACCAAGGGCGCGTAGCTTCTCCGCAAACTTGGCACTCGACATGATCTCGGAGCGGTCAGCTTGTGCCAGCGCCAACAGCCCTTCTTTCCTCTGCACTTCTTTGGTGTATAGATCCTGCATGAGATCAAGATCACCCACAAACGCTGGCTCTGTGAACATACGGATCGTCATGTCGATCAGCAAGTTATTAAGTACAGGTGACTTATAGGAAAGTTCCCGGTGTAAATCGCGACATATTTTAACATCGGTAAGACAATACGCTTCGTAGTCTGCGAACGTGTCTTCGTCCATGTCGGCAAGGCGAACGCCCTTCATGTTGTGAACGGCTGTGCCTTTGTCTTCAAGCCTATAGAACCTAGCCATATTAGCCAGCGAGTGAGAGCGCAGGTACGGATGCACCATGCGGGACAGAGCTTGCGTACAGGTCCACATTCGTGGGTTTATCCCATAACGTTTAGCTAGGATATACCCGTCGAACATAGTGTTGTGACAACAAATCTGTACGTTGTCCCAATCGCAGAGGTTTTGTAGTTGCTCGGTTATGCTGGCTTCGGAACCAACGATAGACATCGGCGGCTCGTCGTCAATCGCCACGCCAACCATGATAGTTTCGTAGCGATCATCAACAATGTAGGCATCTGTTTGGAGTTTACTAAGTGAGTAGTCGGAGTCGTAGTACGTCTCAAAATCAACGTAGACTGTACGCATCAGGCTCCCCCCTTGGGTCTATGCCAAGGGACAGTTGCAAGTACCACATCTGCTTCTCGACTTCTTGTTTTTCGTTGTCTTTACGCCCCCTTCGCCAGCTATATTTAAAAGCCGCGAGCTTCGCGTAGATACGCACTTCTTCTTCACCGTATGCGGCAAGCATAGCGTCTATGCACTCTATCTCGTTATCTTGCCGATAGTGATCTGGGTTTATCGGGTCGTTTTCCCTCTTCATTTTTGATCCCTTTTAGTTTGGTTTGGCACTGTTCGCACAGTGCCTTGACTATTGGAACTCCACATCGGTTGCACGTATAGCAGTGGTGCATTACTCCACATCCTCATCACTTGTGGGGAAGAAGATGGTAACGCCACGCCTCTGGCTAGTACCTTGAAACCAATCGCTGTTGGGGCAAGTATCTAGCCATTTAAACAACTCATAGCTAGACATAACCTTGTTGTTGGTCAGCATCCGCTGGGTTGTCGTAGGTAAAGAACCTAACTCCAATACGCGATACCCAGAGTCGCTGTAACAATCAACGCGCCCGTCGTCACGCAAACGCATAGTGCTACCCTTAATCTCAACCCACTCTCTTTCTTCTGCCATTTAATCCACCATTGAGTAAGCTAACGTAAGAAAGGCAATGAAGAACAACGCGCCTACCGCCTCGTTGAAAAAAATGTTGCCGCCAAACTCGCGGTTTTGCCACGCACGCAAATGCTTTAAGAATGATTTATCATTCATTAGTTGTCTCCTTAGTAAGTAAAGTAAGTAAAAAGCCCCCCGAAGGGGGCAAGACTTTCAGGAGTAATAGTCTACCACTCGCACTCATGCAATGCTTGTGGCACCTTGAATATACTCCTGCCAGATTTTTTTGCAACTACTTAGGAAAAAGGATTACCTCGACGGGTGCTTCCCCGCCTTTCCAATCCACATCCTCAAGTGCCTTGATGGATAAGTCATTGAGTATAGCCATAGACTTTTTGAACCTGCGGCTCATCTGGTCGGCGGCCTGTAACGCGATTAGTATTTCCCCGACATACTCCGGTATGGGATTAGTTTTTTGGTCAGCGTCCATAACACTACAACTGCTCTCTAATTATCTTCCCCAGATCCCTAAAGCCGTTAAGGTCTTCAAGCGTGTGGCCTAAGAACTCATACTGCTTGTTTAACAAGTATCTAGCTTTCATAAGCTCAGTGGCTATCGCCAACTGCTGATTCTTGCTGAGACTGTTCCAATGATACTTCTGGGTGACAAATAACTCCAGAGTCCTATCGTCTATCCGATCTTGCATTGGTACTCCTTAATCCCACGGGATTAACTAGTGAACATTGTTCATCGTCAGAGGAGCCCTTGCGGGGTAGGCTTTCTTGTTAAAGCTATCTATCGCAGTCATGATGAACGATAACAAGGCCAACATATCTTCGTTACTGTCGTCCAGTAGTAGATAAGAAGGGGCGTCATAAAACGCACGCCCCCTTGCTTCCAGCAATCGTTGGATGAAGTCATCTATTTCTTCGGCTGAAGAAAATTCTATACTGCCCCCACCTAAACCAAGCTGGATGATCGCATCATCTTCGTTATCGTCGTCCATTACCACGTTCGACTTACTCGGTTTCGCCTACAAGCATACCCCATAAGCTACCCGCATAGATAATGAATTCTTGAGTAGACAACTTCTTGCCCACATCAACGATGCCAAACCGCCTAACCTTATTGTCGTCTCCATCGTCTATCGACAACTGAGCGATTTTAGCCATCATGTCAGCAGGTAGCTGGGACATTGGCTCTATGTAGGTGTCTGTGAGCCGTTTGTAGTAAGACACATTAGAGCGCCAATGATCTTCGGTTTTCAGACTGTTAAGTAGTTCGTCTGCTCGGGAAAGCGCATCGTTAAGCCTAGCGTCTTTGTCCCCGAACGTATGTCGAACAAGGTCAGTCACCGTCCTAAAGTCACCTGACATAAATTGATCGGCGGTAGGGAAGTCAAGCAACGTGTAGGAAACTAAGTCGGAGTTAGGCACAAGGCGCAGGTAGCACATCCGCGAGCTTTCGATAGCGGAGTCTACAAGAGTGACGTAATTGTGGCGTAGTTTATTCCACAAACTAGTCGCTTCCGCTGGAACACTTGGCGAGTCAATAAGAAACTTAAGTACTTTGCTACCGCCGTCGTCACCAAACGCATCGTTAAGCGTTCCTTTAAGGCCGCGTATACTCTGCGATATAGTTTGTTGCTTACGCTTCACGGGCGTGAGGATGTTGTGATGTTCGTTCTCAAACGCCACATACTCCCTGACCTTGGTAGGCGGGGTCCACTTGGCATACTTCCTCGCCAGCTTCAGCGCAGTCTCCGCACTTGAAGTGCTTTGTACATGCGAGCGTTCTCTGTGTATTAGCAACGGGCTACGGAACAAGTACTGCTCTGTCCCATGAGCCTTGTTGCCCGAGGTTGAGATAGCGGCACTGGCGTAATCGGAGTCCCTGTGAAAGATTATTACGCCATCAATAACGGGTATCAGCAAGTCATCAGTGTACGGTTCCATATCTTTGTAGATATTAAAGTACCTATCCGTACTCCTAAGCTCAAGGCGGGGGAACACTTCAAGGTATGGCATAACCGAAGTTAGCTCGTCCATCATCTCAAAGAGTAAAGGCGTCATAAAGAAGCCAAACTTACGAAACGAGTCGATGTTGACGCTATTGAAAACCCTGTCCTTAGCCCGCTCTGAATCAGCAACAAGCCTATTCTTCTGTGCTAGGAACATTTCTTTAGGGATGGTAAACATGTTCTCAAAAGTGTAGCCAGAGTCTTGGTTAAGTGAAGGGTGCGGCACGCGGGTAGACATATCCCTATCAGTCCCACTGACAGCACTGAGCCATGAGTAAAGTATGTCGGTATCAAGCTCGACGCGCTTGGCTTTGGTGGTTCGCTTTTTAACAGTCATTGATTACTCCTTAATAAGTAAATTAGTTAGTCAGATAACTTTGCGGAATTCTACTGCCGCAATGGTTTCGCCCTTGTGTACTACCTCATAGTTATCGCCGTAGTGCGTAGCACCTTGGCGAGCCATGTCAGCCAACAACACCATAAGCGAACGGCCTATGGTGTCTACGTAAACGATACGGGCATCGTCGTCTACTGTTAGCCAGTTATTCCGGGTATCGGTAGTGATACCCAATTCTTCAAAGCCACGAACAAGTTTGCTCTCTGTCCGTGTAAGTCGAGTAGTAATGTTCTGCTCAAACTTGGACAGGCGGCTTACTAGATCATCCTTCATTTCGTTCTCCTTACAACTGAACGGGAACGGGAGTACCAAACGGCACATCGTCCTTGCTATGTGTCAGACCCCACACGCATGGGATACCGGGGTCCATCAGTTCATCTAAGTCACCATATAAGTCAGTGAAGTAGATCATACCGCAATAGTCATCCTGAGACTCCTCAAGGTGATCGAACACGGGCTTGAACCGCGTGCCTCCACCCTGACACGGTTTGAATTCAACTTCTTCACCATACTCAAAGCGATCAACCCGTAGCACCGCGCTGTCACAATAAACAACTTCGACAAACGCGGGGCGGGTGTCACTAACGATAGCGTTGATCTCGGCGGAAACTTGCGCCAGTTCAGTCGGATCACTCCACATCGAACCGGATACGTCAGCACCGATCAACAGGCCACCAAGCGCATCGGAATGAAGCGCAGGCAAGTAGATACCTTGTGACACGAACCGCCTACGTGGGCGTTGGAATGTATAGTCATCCTTAGCCGACTCGGACAGCATGTTGCGTAGCACATCTACCCAAGACACTTTCGACTTGCCTATATCTTCCAGTATGCGATCAACTAGGCCAGAGCCTTGCCCACACTCTTTAGCCATCTTCGCGGCGGCTACGATTGTGGACTCAAGGTCTGCTTTTGTTGCCTCGTCAACAGCATCCTCAATGTCGCCCTCGCCATCGAAACCACCGGCTGGATAAGGTGAGTCGTTGCCATCACCTTCGCCGTCACCATCTGGGTTGTCCGGCTTGTCAGGCGGGGAAGGCGGGTTGTCCTTCAGCTTCTGGTAAACTTCTTCAGAGGACATTGACTCCGTTACCCAATCAACAAACACGCCACCGTCAGGTAGCTCGTAACCACGCTTGCGTATGTACGCATTGATGATTGCGTCGTTAGAGTAATTCCACAGTCTAGGGTCGCGTCCTTCCCGCCGCCACATATGCATTAGTACAACATGCAATGCTTCGTGCAAGGTCAGACCGAACAACTGCGAGTCGGTACACTTGGATACAAAGTCTGGGTTGAATTTAACCCATGACCCGTTGGTAGCGGCTGTAGGCACATCGGATGTTACCTCCCGCTTGATCTTACTCATCACTGCCGCGATGAATGGTTCGCGTATGCCCAGCTTGCTGTACGCAAGACCCACACGCTTTTCGATTAGAGATATATCAGTCATTAAGTTCTCCTTAATCCCACGGGATTAGAACGGTACGTCTTCATGTACTTTGACGTATTTTTCATACAAATCGTCGAGAGCAAACACCGCATCAACGTACAACTTAGCTTGCTCAAACGTCTCAAACGTTTTGAACCGTGTTGAAGAAGCGCCAGCGTGCGCCCAATCCAACTGTGCAAACCAATGGTGGTCGGCAGTTTCTTGGATTACGCCCACATTCTGGAGCTTCCCGTTAGGCATGGGACACTGGACAAGCCAATGCTCCCGCAGACAGATATGCGTATCCAGCGCATCAGTACCCACCATAGTCCTGATTGACTGATAAGACTCCGGCCAATCGTGAACTAGTCTGGTGGGATATTTACGCCAGTACGCAACGTTATCTTTGCGCGTGAACTCAAGCATTGAACGCGCCCTGATTCTGTAATGACCACTGCGTGAACGCAGGTGATTTCGCCAGATCCTTGTCGCGCTTGTAGGCCAGCTTAACAGTCAACGTTTGCACATCGCCGGGGCATTTCTGTAAGAACTTCCAAGCGTTGTCAAAGTTAGACTTGTCGAGCCGCGTAGCCAGACCCATAGCCACACAATAGAGAACGTTCAACTTCTCCGGCACTTCTGTCGGCTTGCCCTCCAGAATGTCATCAATGCGGGGCATCTCGCCGTAGACTCGCAGGTGCGCTTCAAACGCAATGCCAGCCTCCTCGCCAATGTCACCCTTAATACATTCCGGTCTGACTTCTTCCGGTAGGTCTAGGCTGAGCGCGTCACTGACAGCGAACCACGAACGTGGTGTGGGGAACGGCTTGATTTCGCCGCCGCTAGGCTCAAACTTGTGCAGGTAGTCTGGCCGGTCGCGCAGGAATGATAGAACTTCGGGGCGTATACCCTGAGTGATAGCGTGATCCTCAAAGTCATCAAGCGTACTGGCAACTTCAACTTGGTTGAACCTGTTAAGTAACGGGCCACCAATGTTGTACGTTACACCGCGATCAGACTTGGAGTTACCTGCCGCCATAATCATCCAGCCTTCCGGCACCCCGAAATCTTGGGGTGTCAGCACTAGCTGATACGCCGCCGCTTGTATCGACTGCGGGGCAGAGGTGATCTCATCAAGAAAGATGATGCCCGATCCCTCCTGCGGGAGCGTGTCGAACCGACACCATGTGGCTACCTTGTTAGCCATATCTGCCGCAGGGATACCGCGCAGGTCGGTAGGCTCCATCTGACTCAGCCGAATGTCTACCACGCCGTGCCAATCCTCGACTTTATCTTTCAAGAACTCGCTGGCTTGGAATACCACTTCGGACTTGCCGATACCCGCAGGGCCAAGCAAAAACAACGCACGCTTGCGAACTTTGGGGTTGAGGTAACGCTTAACGATAACAGGGGTTACGTGTTTGATACGCATAATTGTGTCCTCCTAGGACGTAAGTAAACAACAAGTTAGTAATAAGTTTTAATCCCGTGGGATTAGTCTTCCGTTTCTTGGGCCAACTCTATCTCCGCATGTTCTGCTACGGAGAGAGGTTGGAGGTGTAACCGACTGTAGCGATCAGACTTAGCTCGCTGAAAGCCACAGGCGGTATCATAGGAGCTATCAAGCGGTACAGCATCCGCAAGTAGCTCCAATACTTTACACGCCGACTCGTAGGGCATCATGTACCCAGAGGAAGGCGTTATGACAACTGCTCGCTTCATGCGAACTCATCCGCGAACATATCGTCAATCTCAGCCATCAGACTGCGTGAGGGGTCAGGCTCCAGAGGCGCGAATCCATCCTTGTTGGATTCTTCCGGGGTTTCAGGGAGCGCTACTACGTTGTCATTAGTGGGTTCCGGCTCGTCATCGGACAGCATCGCTTCGATCTGCGCGACCCATCCAACAATCTGCGTACAAGTCTGCGTCTTGATACTCAACCCACTACGCAACTGAGCGGGAGTCGGTAGTGCCGATCTCAACTCACGCGCAAACGTGATGTACTCCGTGGGCAGTACACTGTCGCCAAAGTCGATAATCTTCTGGCACTCATCCAGCACGTTGTTCACTGTAGAGTCACGGAAGATAGCCGGTTTAGTATCGACAACCACGCCGTTGTCATCCTTGATAGCACGGTCTGGCTCGTTCAACTTATCGGACAGTTTGTGCAAGGTGGCTTGCACTGCCATCAGCGGAGCCTTCGCCAGATCCGCGTATTGCTCGCGCATGGAGTTAGCCGTTAGCTTGCGCAACTCATCAAGCTCGTCCTCCTGCATCTGCACGCGGAAGTCGTTCTCGTCAGTCACCTGCCGATACAGGAACTTGAGGGAGAACTGATCCTTCAGCTTATCCACGCTCGGGTAGATGTCTGCGTCAAACAGCGAGCCCAACTCGCGCTGAGCCTCCAGCATGACGTTAGACCAGTTATTGAGAAACGCAGTTACGGCCTGCTGGAACTCCAATTCGATCTTGCCAGCATCCTGCGCAAATTCCATAAAGCGCGTAGACGGGAGCAAGAACTCGTTGCGATTCCACAGGTAGGTATCCCTGCGAACGAACGATCTGGCTCGCGAACACAGTCGATCTATAGGTGACATCAAGTGCTTGGGGTACAAGCTCTTAACAAAACGACCCGCATCTGATGCGGCATTGTGAGCGTTAGCAACATCATTAGATACATTACGATCTGTACGCTCCTTGGTTGGCTGATTGATCGACACCGATACAATCAGGGCGTTAGTCTTGATTGACATGACTAGTCTCCTTAATAATAGTTTGTGCTTGAACAAGTTTTACACCCGATTCCTCGGGCAAGTAATCAACTAAACGATTAACTCCGACAGTCTGAAGTAGATTGACCAAAGCCGCTCTACCCTGACTGTTATCGTAATCATTATATATCTGTTTGATAACTGCAAGTATCAGATCATCCTTAGATAGCAGGGAGAACTGCGCAGGTTGAGATAGATAAGTCATCGAGTAATACCTCCTTAATCCCATGGGATTGGTTTTAGTGGTTTGCGTTAGCCAGTGATTTTGGGGTTTGTGCCAATACCCGCCGTGACCGGCACAGGATTGGATTTGTGCATCGTTGCGATGCCTTTGACAAGCGTACCCGTATACCGCTGGGTTTCTTTGCGAGCTTGTACCTTTGGGTCGAACACCGTGATGGGTACACTCGGGTAGGTTTGAGTCTCGCGCACATAACGAGGGTTGGCATATAGCGTTGCCTCGCGAGTGCCGTTGTAGACAGAACTGCGACTACTGCTCATGTTGTTGTCTCCTTAATCCCACGGGATTAATTGAATTAGTCAGTTTGTGAATAAATAAACAACAAGTGAAAAACATAAAATTTCCCACAGTCATTATTATACCAAACTGGGAAGTTATGTCAAATTAAGAATAAACTAGTTGGTATTATAAAAAATAGACATCTAAGAATTATTATTACAACTTTTTTATCATTACATCATACGGCAACGTGGGGATTGGGACGGGTAAGTGTACTTTAAGATACATTTAGGGTGTTTTTAGACAATTAGTTAGTTGACTTTTACGTGACCAACATTTTTAAAATTTGTAAGTGTTTGATTTACAAAAAGAATCTCGGATTTTAGACAAAACTTTAGACAGTTAATTTCTCGTAACTTCTTGATTTTAAACGTTTTAGACAAATAGTCGCTCTCTCAGACAACAGAGACGCCCAGACACTAAAAAACCGACAGCGGCGCTTATAGGGGTACACTATGTTTTAAAAATTCTGTCTATTTATCTATTTATTTGGTTATATATACTACTACTACCGACTTTTTCCTTGCTAATCAATGGTTTGCCAATCCCACAATTTTTTTATGGTTTTAGATACTCAAAGTTCAAAAAATCTAAAGTGAGGAAAATCAAGGGCTTAGAAATCTACAACTCTGTCTAAGGATTTTCTTTATTCCATTAGGTTATTTAGAGCCTAATCCCGTGGGATTAACTTAAAAACTAGTTGTTATTATATTTTAGAGTTGTCTAAAAATTACGCGGCGGCGTTTCGTGATAGTAATAACGACTCAGCTTGTCGTTATGTCAAGGCCAACGTGATAGTAATAGATGTTTGTGGGTCAGGGTCGGGCAAACAATAGGCACAAAAAAGCCCGCACAAGGCGGGCAAGGAGTGATCTTGTTAATCCCGTGGGATTAAGCGGTCTTTTTGCGGGCGCGTCTTTCGATGCGCTTTTCTATGGGAGTCACCTCGCAGTGATACTCGGCCAGTGTATCGTTCAACACCTTGACCGGATTCTTGGAATTGCCAAACAACCCAGCCAGTTGGCGCTTGAACTCGGCCAGACTGAATACCTGCTCAGCAGGCCCAGTGGGTTGGCGTGGCGTGCGGCCTCCGCCTGCGGCTCTGGCAATGCCCATTTCCTCGCGTGCGGCTTTCGCGGCAGACTTCAGATCATGTTTAGACAGTACTAAAGCGCCTGTGCCTGTGGTGTGTTGCTCCTCCTTTTTGCGATCAACAAAAGAGATCGGCATATTCCCTGCCATCGACAGTGTGGCGACATCGCCAAAATACGCTGATAGATTGTGATCCCCGTTGAACTCGTCGGCATACAACGACCGGCCATGCTTGACGATTGCGGGCACATCATTGGACTCGTAATCCCGTGGGATTAACTCCACAAATTGTAGTGCCGCGCTACGTACCATTGCTAGTGCCGATGCTTGAGTTTCAACACCACTAGCGATGAGGGATGCGACTTCCTCGTTACGCGCAATATCTTTAACATCCATTTTGAATCTCCTTAATCCCGTGGGATTAGTTAACAAGTTAATAAAGGTGTGACTTTCCCAAGCCACATAATAATTATACGCTCATGAGGGGTTATGTCAAATTAACAAGTTGAGCATTTAATTCCATGGGATTAAATTTTTGGGCGCGGCCTAACTACTATCACCGCAGGCGGCGATCTGCCTACTACAGCGCGGGCCGGAGAGCAACGGATTCATGATAGTAGTTGGGATTTTGAAAAACAAAAAAGCCCGCACAAAGCGGGCTGGTGAGGCTGGTGTATCACTTGCTGACCTTGCGGAGTTGGTAGCCATTTTCGCGAAGTATCTCACGAAGTGCTTGGATACCCGCTTCCGATTTGAGCATGTTCTCGACCGCTGATTTCGCGCTGACCAGTGCGCCTTTGACGGGGCCGTTCATGTTGGGCCGTGCTTTGCGACCGCCACCGCTTGCTCGACCGGCACCCAGATCCTCGCGTGCCGCCTTCGCCGCCTTGCGCATGTCGTGCTTGGCAAGATGGGTGGCCTCTTCGCCGGTGGTGTGCAATTCCTGAACTTCGCCATCTACCTTGCGCTCAATGGATACCGGCGCATCTGCGGCATAGTGTAGGGTGAGAAAGTCGGTAAATATGGCCTTGAGATTGTGGTCGCCGTCGAAGTGCTCAGTGTACCGACCCAGTACCTCACCAACCGATTCGCGTACCTCCTTGCTGGTATCCAACTCTGGTGCCGCAGTAGCGGCGGCGAATCTGAGTGAAGAGTACACGGTGCCATGTGCGGTAACAGCATCCTTGATGTGAGCGATTACCTGTTCATTTGCTTGCGTAGTCATAGCTTTGCATCCTTTGTAAATGATTGATTGAGTATCTAACCAACAAGTTGACTAGATGGTTCCCATGTTACCGAGTTAATTCCAGAGTACAAGGCAGTCATGATAGTAGTAGGGGGGTATGGACCCCCACCCCCACCCCACCCACACACCAATATCCGTTTGCCGCATAAAATTTCCTATTTTTTTAAATACCTGTATATTCATACAGTATTTCCATTTAACCACCCAAAAACCCCCATTCCACTACCCAACGACCCCCGCCATGCAGTAGACTTGTCAAAATTTTTGTGACGGGGCCGTAGCTGATGCAGAACGCCGTTCGCGCTGATTTGTTTCTTAGATCGTTAGCGCTTGCTGTAGCCAGAAATGCCGTTGGTGCTAATCTGGACATTAATGAAGTCTTGAAGTCAGAGGGTATTCAGTTAAGTGAGTACCAAGACATTGAGAAAAACCCTACCTATCAAGGCTATCTAAGTAAGTACAAGCAGGAACTTGTTGAATCAGGCTTCTCATTTGAGGCCAAGTGCAAGCTATTGGCTGAAGATATGTTGCCGGGGTTCTACCATTTAGGGCGAGATCCCGATACACCCGCGCCTGTACGTGCCAAAGTAATGGAACAAATGGTTAAGTGGGCAAATCTGGAGCCAAAAAACGACGTATCGCTAGGTGGTAGTGGTGGTTTTTCCATCAATATCGTTTTGCCGAGTGATTCGGGTGGTGAAACAACCACTATTACGGCAGAAATACAGCCAAAAGAGCTACCTAGTGAGTCTGAAGACGAGAAAGACGTTATAGAAGGCGAGTTTGACGCGTTATCGGACAACGATAACGTTCCTGACACAGCGGAATACCCGAAATTGACGACCGGCGACATATTATCGGCGTTTTTTGAAGAGTCTGAGGACTACCAGTACGCTGGAGACGACGTTTATGAGTAGGAAAACGGTAAATTACAAGCCACCGCCGTCTTTAGCGCCGTTTTTGACCTGTGATAAGTTCATATCACTCATATCTGGACCTGTTGGGTCGGGCAAATCGTCTGCCGCGATGATGAAAATAGCGTATCACGCCAAGCAGATGCGACCGGGGAGTGACAACATACGTCGGTCGCGGGCGGTTGTGGTGAGAAACACCAACCAGATGCTGACTGACGCGACAATTCCGACGTTTATGACTTGGTTTCCCGAAGGGACAGCAGGGAGTTATGCGAGAACGGACAAAAGATTCTACTTACGTTTCGATGACGTTGAGTGCGAAGTGCTGTTTCGGGGGTTGGATGACGCTAACGATGTGCGGCGGTTGCTGTCACTTGAGGCGTCATTTGGAATCCTTGATGAGTACCGCGAAATCCACCCTGACATCTTCAACGCCCTGCAAGGGCGGGTCGGTCGATACCCATCAGTAGCGAACGGCGGGTGTGTTAAGGATGACGGCACTCCCAACCACCACATCTGGGGTGCGACCAACGCGCCGGATGCGGATACGTTCTGGGAAGAATACATGACCGAGCCGCCGGAAAACGCAGAGATTTACTTTCAGCCCAGTGCGCTCAGTGATGACGCCGATTGGTTGGAGTATCTGGTCGAGGGGTACTACGACAATCTGGCAGAGGGTAAGACCGAGGATTGGGTAGATGTTTATATACACAATAAGTTTGGTAGGTCATTAGCGGGCACACCAGTGTATGACCGCGTGTTCAACTACGACTTTCATGTGGCGAAGGAGTCAATCAAGCCCGTGCAGAATGTGGAGTATCCCATCATTGCGGGGGTGGACTTCGGGCGTACGCCGTGTGCGATATTTAAACAGCGTGATCCCAGAGGTCGGGTCGTTACGTTGTCAGAAGTAACGTCCGAGAACATGGGTATTGAAACGTTCATCCGAACGTTGATGATGCCGCATATATCTCAGCACTATCCGGGGTTCAACATCATCTGTGCGCCTGACCCCGCTGGGTTTATGAAGCAACAGCTTAACGAGATGACCCTAGTGGATGCGTTGAGAGCGGCGGGCTTTGAGTGCGTTAAGCCACCCAGTAACAAACCGGAATACCGGATACAGGCGGTAGAGCGGTTATTGTCACAACAAATTGACGGTACAGGGATGTATTTGATTGATCCCAGTTGTCGGATGTTGATAAAGGGATTCCAGCACGGGTATCGCTACAAGAAGAAGCGTGACGGGCAGATTGAGGCAAAACCGGATAAGAATGAATTTTCACACATACACGACGCGAACCAGTACGCTGATAGCATTATGGATATGAGCATACGCGGTGTGGAGAGGCGAGCAACAAAAAGAAATGTTGTTAGGCGCAACTACGTGTATACTTGATTAAGCGTTGATCGCTGTTACAATCCACAGTACTAGTCGCTAAACTTAGGCGAACAATTTATGGCCGATTCTATGATGGCGCTTATTCCGGTCGCATCCTCTGCTGACCTAGAGCGCGAAGCTGAGTTACGCAACAGCGAGCTACAAGCTCAACCGATGATTCAAGGACTCGCCGCACACGTTCGTCGGCGTTGGGAAGTTTCGCGTGATGCGAAGCGCGAGCTTGAAGAACGGATGCTGGAGTGTCTTCGTCAGCGCAACGGGGATTACGACCCTGACATAGAAGCACAGATCAACGCCCAAGGCGGCTCCGACATTTTTGTTCAGCTTACTTCGGTCAAGTGTAGAGCGGCAACAAGTTGGCTCCGTGACACGTTGTTGGGAAGCGGCAACGACAAGGCTTGGTCGATTGAGCCTACGCCGGAACCCGAGCTACCACAGTTTATTCTTGATGAGCTTCAGGCTGAGTTGGCGATGCAGGTGCAACAGCACATGATGCAGACCGGCCAGATGCCTGACGAAGAAACCTTACGCCGCAAAGCGATGGAGATGCGGGACGTTACGTTCCGCGAGTATCGCGACGAGTCCGAGAAGCGCGTTGCCCGCATGGAACAGCGCATGGAAGATCAGTTGATCGAAGGGAACTGGCACAAAGCGTTCAACGAGTTTATTGATGATGTTGTGACGTTCCCGTTCGCCTGTATCAAAGGGCCGATCAAGCGTCGTCGCAAGGTAATGAAATTTGTGGACGGCACACTCCAGCCCGTCGATATTGTGCGCAACGAGTGGGAGCGGGTTGACCCGTTCATGCTGTATTGGGCACCTTGGGCTTGGGACATCAACGATGGGTATGTGATCGAACGGCATCGCATGACGCGAGACGCGTTGCAGTCGTTGATAGGCGTACCCGGATACAACGAAGATTCCATTAGGTCAGTGCTTTATGATTTTAACGGCGCTGGCTATTCATCTGATTGGTTGTGGGTTGACACTGCATTGACAGAGGCAGAAGGCAAAGACACTTTGCACACCACTGTTAACGATGATTTGATTGACGCGCTTCAGTTGTGGGACTCAATCGAAGGAACGATCCTTCTTGAGTGGGGTTTGAGTGAGGAAGAGATTCCCGACCCTGCGTTGAGTTACCCATGCGAAGTGTGGCTTGTCGGCAACACAGTTATACGTGCGGTACTGAACTACGACCCCATAGGCAGAAAGCCTTACTACCTAACATCATACGAAGCCAAGCCGGGATCAGTAGACGGCAAAGGCGTGGCGGATCTCTGTCGGGATTCGCAACTCATGGTCAACGCAACTGCGCGGGCTATGGCTAACAACATGGGTATTTCGTCGGGGCCGCAGGTAGGTGTCAACGTAAGTAGATTACCACCGGGGGAAGACATCACGGACTTACATCCGTGGAAAATATGGCAGTTTGAGTCGGGGGAGTACAACGACGGATCACCACCGTTGACGTTTTATCAACCACCCAGCAATGCCGCTGAGCTAATGGCCGTTTTTGAGAAGTTCTCAGAACGCGCCGACGAGGACACGATGATACCCAAGTATATGACGGGTGGACATCAACCGGGAGCAGGGCGCACATCATCAGGTTTGTCGATGATGATTAGCAACGCTGGTAAAGGTATTAAACAGGTTATCAATAACATTGATAAGAACGTCATTGTCCCAGCAATCGAAAGGTTGTATCAGGATAATCTTAGGTACAACCAAGATCCTGATATTGTCGGGGATGTGCATGTTGTGGCGCGTGGTGCGAACAGCTTGGTAGTTAAAGAAGCTGAAGCTATCCGCCGTAACGAGTTCCTACAACTTGTACTCAATAGCCCCGTTGCCAATCAGATTGTTGGCAACCGAGGCACGGCAGAGCTACTACGCGATGCCGCTAAGAACTTGAACATCAACGTAGATAAGGTCGTACCGGATACGTCGCAAGTTTCTATGATTGATGAACAGCAACAGCTAATAGCGCAGTTGCAACAACAACTCCAGATGATGCAGGAGTCTGTAAATGCGGCACCAGATAACGTCGAGTTCACCCGTGATGCTCAAGGTAACGTCACCGGAGCAACACGAAGAAAGACGCCGGTTCTCTTGCCCGACGGCTCTCCCGCCGGTGGAAGCGACGGTAACACGATGCGTAACGTCGTCACAGGAAGAAACGGATGATCGAAACCGGCATAACAGCCGCCGCTAAAGTATTGTTTCTTGAATCAGTCGTTAACGATACTTGTAAGCTGGCGCTGTACGATGGCAACGCTAACCTAGATATAACTACGCCTGTCTATACGACAGAGAACGAGGTTCAAGGCGAAGGTTATACGGCTGGTGGTGTGCAACTTACCAACGCTTCAGTTGGTGTTGATGACAACGGAGCCGCGTTTCTAACTTGGGACAGCACTGAGTGGCCTAAGTCTACGATTACTGCGGCGGGGTACATGATTTACGACGCCTCTAAGGGTAATGCGGCATTGTTTGTTGGTAGTTGGGGTAGTAATTACACCAGTACCAACGGGCCGTTTAAAGTAAACATACCCGACAAACAGATTTTACTAGTTTAAAAAGGTAAAGGCGTGAATACCTTTACGCCCAACAGTGCCATTGTAAATGGCGCAAGCCCCACTTCGCTTACTAGCGCGGAAGTCGCTATTGATACTACGGGCGCGGTACAAGTTACCGCACTTGCTGGGGCGCTAGTTAATGCTTCGACTTCTGTAAGCGCTTCGTCTCAGGTGTCAGCAGGTGCTAATGTAGCTACTACTGGCGCTTGTAATATATCGGGTAGTTGTTCGCTTCAACTTGAACTTGCCGATGTTGCTGGTGATCCCCGCGTAAGTGTTTCGGGCGGTCGCTTTAGGGTTCGTAGGTATGCTGATACACACCTAGTATCGGCAGAAATAGAAGCGCACTGGTCTATTAAGTTACCAGAAGTACGTAGCGCTCCTGCGCTTACTTACGAAAACACAGCAAATTTAGTACCTAAACCTTTAAAAACAAAGGTAAAAATTAAGTATCCAGACCCGCTACCAGACGTAGAACGCGCTAAGGTTGCGACTACTGGCGTAACTATTAGCGTAAAAAACGAGGTGCTTCTACCCACTACTGGGTGTGAAAGTAACACTGGGTCGTGTAACGTTACGATTAGCTACAAACTAGAGTCACCCGAAAGCGCTAGTCACACAAACAACAGGATTGGGTCAGGGGTGTTTTTACGTACAGTGTTATTACCTACGACAGTACGTAACCCTACTGAGGAAGAACTTGTTGTTATTGCGCTGAATGTGATATAAGGTGAGCGTATGTTTTTAGGGCACAACACTGACCGACAGCACGTACAGGCATTGTGGGACTGTAAACAGCGAGACGATAAGTTGTTGGATTTATTTGCCAAACAACTTGACGAAGTAAAGAATCTACTTATCGCCGCAGATGATACAGACCGCATACTTAGGTTGCAGGGTCAGGCTAGTGTTCTTAGAGATTTCCTCGACGCGGTTGAAAAATCGCAAGAGGTTTTAGAGCGGCGAAAGCCGTAAATTGTCCGGCAAACCATTATGCGAAGTGCAGACCGTGTTGGAGCATGTAGCAGAGTTGGAGCTTTAGGAGAAAAGTGATGCCTTTACCCAAGCAAGTACAGAAGCAAGCGGCAGAAATAGAACAACTGGAACAGCAGCTTTACGCTGAAACTTCTTCGTCTGATAAACCAACAGCAGAAGTAGTTTCACCAGAAGCAGAGCAATCAGCGGATTCTACTGTAGCTACTGAAGAACTTACTGATACGTCTTTAGAAGCGTCTGAACCCTCACAGGAGGAAGAAGTTGTAGAGGACACGGGAAAGGTAGCAGATGCGCCAGACGAGGATGGAAAGGTTTGGAAGCAGAAGTATAAAACCCTTCAGGGTATGTACGATGCGGAAGTGCCGCGCCTCCATCAGCAGGTGAAAACACTTACCGGAGAGCTAGAATCGCTCAAGGAAACTGTAGAAACTGCTAATAAACAGGTGGAGCAGGCTAAAGAAGAAGCCGAGTACGAACGCCTCAAGAATCTGGTGACGGATAAGGACCGCGAGGAATTTGGTGACGATTTGATCGAAGTTCAGCGCAAAGTGGCGAGAGAAGAAACCGCCGAACTGTATAAGCAACTAGAGGCCGTTAGGGAAGAAAACGAGCAACTGCGTGCCGCAATGGAGCAAACGGGTCACAGGGTTTCCCAGACTTCGTTTGAGCAGAAGCTCAACACCTTAGTACCTGATTTTGCTCAAGTAAACACTGATCCTAACTGGATCAAGTGGTTGGACGAGCAAGACCAGTTTCTACGTACTCCCAGACGGGTTGTAGCTGAAAAGGCTTACGCAGAAGGCGATGCGGATGCTGTTGCCCACTTTGTTACCTTGTTTAAAGAATCACAACAAGGTGCTGAACCAGCCGAACAAGCCGTAGCCGAAGAAATTGCTACCCAAATCCAGCCCTCTAAGAGTGCTTCGTCTTCTTCAACGAAGTCGTCTAATGGAGCCGTGTATACGAACGACCAAGTTCGTAACATGTTCATTAAGATTACTAAGTTGAATCAGGCGGGCAAGCTAGAAGAGGCACGTAAACTTGAAGCTGAAATCGACCTAGCTTACACCCAAGGGCGTGTAGCTGGGTAACAACTTTGTTCTAGGAGACTAACAATGGCCGCTGTATTTCCGGTGAATTCACCGTTTAATACGACTCCTGACTACTCAGGGTCGTTCATCCCTACCTTATGGTCTGGGAAACTTCTTGCTAAGTTCTACCAAAACACCATGTTGTCCGAGATTATGAATACGGATTACGAGGGTGAGTTGAAGAACAAGGGCGATACCATTCGTATCCGCACCGCTCCGTCAATCACCATCAATGACTACGCGGGCGCTGGCTCTACGCTGACAACTGAAACCCCAACTCCTATCTTCCAAGATATGCAGGTTGACAAGGCTAAGTACTTCAGCGTACAGACCAACGATGTGCTGGCTCAGCAGGCTGACATGGACTTGATGAACGTCTTTACTGAAGACGCCGCCAAGCAGTTGAAGATTGCTATCGAAGACGAAGTGTTCTTTAACGCTTTCATTACCGAAGGCCCAGACGCAGACAACGAAGGAACTACCGCTGGTGAAATCTCAGCCGCGTACAACCTTGGTTCTAAGACTGCGCCTATCGACGAAGGCACTGCTTCTAACGTTCTCGACTGCATCTTGCGTATGTCTTCTGTTCTCGACGAGCAGAACGTACCCGAAGATGGTCGTTGGCTGATTATCAGCCCCCGTGAGCGTAACCTGTTGATGCAGTCTAATCTTGCACAGGCGTACTTCACTGGCGATCAGTCTAGCGTTATCCGCACTGGCAAGATCGGCATGTTGGATCGTTTCACTGTATACGTATCTAACTTGTTGCCCAAGGGCACCACTGACAAGGCTATGGTAGCTGGCCTTTCCGCCGTTGCTAGTGGCTCTGCTGACGTTGGCGCTAAGCCTCGTCGTGCTATGGTAGCTGGTACTAACCACGCTTGTTCTTTTGCTATGACCATCAGCAAGACTGAGCCTCTGCGTAACCAAACTGACTTCGGTGACATCGTTCGTGGCCTCGCTGTATATGGTCGCAAAGTTGTCAAGCCCGAAGCTCTGGCAGTAGCGTTGGTTGGCGATCCTAGCTAATATCTAACGCGTTACAGGGGGCTTCGGCCCCCTTTTACTTCAAGGAGAAACACATGACCCCAGCAGAGTTATGCGCCAAGTTGGGTGGTGAAACTACCACTAATCGCATGGTTGCGTTTATCAACGGTAAACGGGAAGTAATCGCCCGTATGAAAGGCGACGAGTACCAGCTTGAGCCTATTGCCGCCGCTTTAGTTGCGGAGCTTAATGCTAAGATTGGTGTTGGTGCGGCAGATGATGATAGTAAGCCAGCGCCTAAAAAGGCCAAAAGAGCGCCACGTAAGGCCGCTAAAGTAGAAGCAGACTTGCCTGAAGATTAAATTCAAGGTATCTTCGTAGCTTAATAATTCAGGGCTATCTGATGAAAGCGGCTAGCGAATTTTTCTCGCGTATAATCCCAAAAGTACCGGGATGCTCAACTCCACTAGCGGAACAAGCTGTCGTGGACGCGGCTGTGTATTTATGCGAGCACTCTTTAGTGCTCAAATACAATACTGACGCTTTTAGCACTGTGTCAGGAACTAGTACGTACGATATAGACGTACCAGCTAGTCATGCTCTGTCTAGGGTTATTTACGTAACTGTAGACGGGGACGAGATACAGCCTTTGTCGGTAAACAATTTACCGCTAGTTACCACAGATAATGCTAAGCCTACCAAGTACTATGTGACTCAGCTTGAGTCTGAAACCCAGCTTAATCTGTATGCTACGCCTGATGATGCCTACTCAGTAGTTGTTAATGTGGCTTTGCGCCCTAGTACAGATACTACTTTTTTAGCAGATGATTTGTATCATTACTGGATGGAGCCTATAATAGCCGGTGCGTTAGGTAGGATTTACGCTGTGCCGGGGCAACCGTTCACAGATTATACGGCGGCGGATTATTACCAGCGTCGTGCAAAATTGTTGTGTCATAATGCACGAAATGAAGGTAACATAGGCCGTGTTATAGGGTCGTTGCAGACCCAACCAAGACCCTTTGTGTGAGGTGACAAATGACCATTGCGGCTAGTTCGATTTTACAACGTTGCATTGATACGCTACAAGACACCACATCGGTGCGATGGCCTGTTCCCGAACTAGTTCGGTATTTGAACGATGGGCAACGGGAAGTTGTCTTATATCGCCCCGATGCTATGGTTACGACCGCGAACTTTACTTGTGCGGCAGGCTCTAAGCAGGAGTTGGATAAGAACAACAATGCTTTGGGTGCCGCCAAGCTAATTGAAATTACTCGCAACGTTAACGATTCTGAATCTTTTTACGGTGCTGTGCGGCTGGTTAACAGAGAAATTCTTGACGCGCAAAAACCTGATTGGCACAACGAAACCAAGTCTGGTGACATAGCGCATTACATGTACGATCCACGTAATCCTCTTGAGTTTTACGTATATCCACCAGCAAAGACTACGGCTGTTTTAGAAGTTGTTTACTCAAAGTATCCTACGGATATTACGGAACCAGCTTCTAATGCCACTGTTAGTGACGTATCTGGGAATATCAGTGTTCCTGATATTTACAGTAACGTTGTTCAAGATTACATCCTTTACCGCGCTTACAGTAAAGATAGTGAGTACGCTGGTAACGCACAACGTGCGCAGGCTCATTACGCCGCGTTTGCTAACGCGCTTGGTATTGAGATACAGGCAACTGTACAAGTAGCTCCAAACCCAGTGTCTAACCCCAATGTACCGCAACGCGTAACCGCGTAATTACTTTAGAGGACTAACAAAATGAGTCAGTTTTCCGACTACACAGAAGAGAACATTATCCAGACCACGCTTCGTGGTCAGGCGTTCCCTGTTCCATCCGATGTCTACATCGCTCTGTTTACTTCTGATCCGACTGATGCCGGTTCTGGTTCAGAGGTTAACTCTGCGTCTTGGACGACCTACGCTCGGCAAGATGCCGCTGATGGCGCGGCCATCGACACGGGCTGGACTGCACCTTCAAACGGCGTTTCTTCTAACGCGAAGGTAATCACGTTCCCAGCTAACAACAGTGGCGGTTCTATTACTGTTACCCACATCGGCGTATTTGACGCGCTGACTTCAGGTAACTTGTTGTATCATGCCCCCTTGGTATCTTCCAAGACTTTGTTGGATGGCGACGTACTTTCCTTCGCTATCGGAGCAATTACCGTAACTGTAGCCTAATGACCTAACACGGGAGCGTTATGAGTACGTTCTATACGCCGGATGGCGCGGCGGTAAACACCGCTCCCGAGTCAGGACTAACACAAGCCTCCGCGAATATCTCGGGGGCTTGTAGCGCTTCTAGTGTAGGTAATTACATACAATTACCTACCGTCGCTGTACCGGGGTCCGGTGCGGTTGCTCCTACTGCTATACGTACCGTTTTACCAGATAGTCAACCTACTGGCACGGCGTTCTGGGTGCCGCGTGGTGTTAAAACACACCTAAGTACCCAAGCAAACTTTAGTTCTATCGGACGCGTAAACGCGTTTGTATTGAGAACTATACAAGTCGCCGCCGCCATAGCGACGACGGCATCTTTGGCGGCGATCCCTGCTGACCAGCTTGGGGAATCTGATTCTTCTGCTGTAGCGACTGTTTCCCCTACTGCTACTAGAGTACAGCTATCTACAGCTAACTCCAGTGCGTCAGGTAGCGCCACAGCTACTGCCGATGTAAATAGACAAGTTGTAGCGAACATAAGTTCGCAGAACACTGTATACGTTACTGTAGGTATAAACGGCGTATTTGAAGCCTACGCCCCAATGCCCTGTAGCGCTACGGTTGCCGTTGATCCCGTTGGCCTACGAACTGCTCCTGCGCTTAGTGCGATACTCTCTACTGCTACTGGGTCGGCAACTGGCACACTTGTTCAGCCCGGACTAAGCGACTCTCTTGGGGTTTCATCTACTGTTATCCTAGATCCGTTTTTGTCTATCAGCCCCGGCGTAACAATAACTGCTTCCGGTACAGTACAAACTTCTCCATTTATTAATACGCCCATCAGTAGCAATATCTCTGCGTCTGTTGTAACTACTGGTCGCGGATCACAAACTTTCCAAGCGGCAACTGACTTAGAGCCTAACCTAAGCACGATTGTAGCTAGCATAAGTACTAAGTTTTTTACTACGTCTGTTATACAAGGAGACACTAGCAATACCGCTACTGGCGTTATTTTTAAGGTTTCCGAAGCAAACGTAAGCGCCCAAGCCGGCGTCGTAAACGATGATACTGTTACGCACCAACTTACCTGTACACTAAGTGCTCCAAATGCTGTAGTAACAGCGGAGGCTAGGTTGGCAGAGCGTGGTGAATCTAACATAAGTGCGCCTTCTGGGGCTGTACTAGTCGAGGCGCGGTTGGCAGAACAGGGCCAAGTCGCCGTAAGTTCTGCGGGCGATTGTGTTGTTTTTGACGATCAGCTACTGGTAACGCGGTTTGTAGAAGCTCAACTTACGCCAGCGGTTACTGTTTCCCCCGCTGGCGTAATCGTTAAGGTAGCAAATGCTACTGTAAGTGGCGCAGGTGCGGTCGCAAACGCACCGGGGTTCATTATAAAAGTAGCAAATTCTCAAATATCTTCTACTGGGCAAGTAGTTTTAGGAGACGAGAACTTTGTATTTATTGTACAATTTGCTGAGTCTTCAGTGTCTGGGTCAGGAACTGTACTAGCAGATAGCGTTGCTAACATAGAAAGCCTAGATCCAGACCAAAGAACCTTTATACGGCCACCTATGACAACGAATTTTGTTAGGCCGTTCCAGCAATTTACGTTTAGGAGGCCGTCATGAAATTAGGTACGGTTACACAACAGCCAGCCGAACGCTTGTCATATACCATTGATTATAGTCAGTTTCTTACAGATGGCGATAACGTACAAACTGCAACGGCGACAGTATCTCCCGATGGATTAACAGTTGATACTGTTAGTGTATTAGACCCGAGAGTTCGATTTTTTGTAGAGGGCGGCACTACAGGCGAGCGTTACAAAGTAACGGTTAACGTAGCTACCGCAGACGGACGACAGCTACAAGACGAGCTAATCTTTAAGATTAAGGAAATCTAAACGATGGCGCAAACTCTTCACAACAATGTATTTACCAAACTAGCCGCCTCGTTATCTAACTCTGCAACTAGTATTTCTCTACTTGACGGCTCTGACTTCCCTACACCTGCTGTCGGTGATTTTTACTTTGCTACGCTAGTTTCAATTAGCGCAAGCACTGGTAAAGAAGATGATTGGGAAATTGTAAAAGTAACTGGCAAGCCCGCGACTAACACCCTCACAGTTACTAGAGGGCAAGAGGGTACAGCGGCCAGAGCGTGGGATACCTATACTCCTTGCGAGATTCGTATCACTGCTGGCACAGTTATCATGCCAGATGGCGATCAGAACCTATCTAACAAGACAATCACATCTAGTACGTTAGATGACTCTGTTATTGGTGGCACTACAGCGGCGGCGGGGTCGTTTACTGACCTAGCCGCTACTACGGTAGACGCGACTAACGTTGAAGTAACGAACCTCAAAGCTAAAGACGGCACAGCGGCGGGATCTATCGCTGATTCTACGGGTGTTGTTACGCTGAACAGTGCGGTATTGACCACCGCTGATATTAACGGCGGTACAGTTGATGGGGCCACCATCGGCCAAACCACAGCGGCTCTTGGTACGTTTACCGACATGGTTGCTGATGAACTTCAGCTAACAGGCGGGTCTGGCGACCAAGGTACGTTGTCGTGGAACGCTGACGAGGACACAGTAGCTTTAGTCGTTAGTAGTGGCGAAAGCCTGCAACTTGGTCAAGAAGTTGAGTACAACGTACGCAACAACTCTGGGTCTTCTATAGCTAAAGGCGTTCCAGTAATGATTACTGGAACACTCGGTTCTTCTAGTCGAATCACTATCGGCGAGATGGACGCTACTAGTGTTGCTAATGACAAGAAGTATTTAGGTATTACAGCTGAAGCCATCGCCTCTGGTGCTGATGGCAAAGTAATGTACTTCGGCAAAGTAAGTGGCCTCAATACAAGCGCTTACAGCGCTGGCGATCTGTTGTTCTTGGATACGTCTGTAGCAGGTGGCTTAACAGCTACTGAGCCAAGCTCAGGTATTAAGCTGGGCGCGGCGTACGTTGTACACAGCCACGCCTCGGCGGGTGTCCTGATGGTTCGTCCATCCGCTAGCGTAGGCTTGCATGATCTACATGACGTTTTTGTGGACGCTCCGGGCACCGGAGAAATTATCCAGTACAACGCGTCTAACGGCCTTTGGGAAACCAAAACGCTGGCAGAAGCAGGTATCGCCACAACTACGAACTTTACCTCCACAGGCATCGACGACAACGCTACATCTACAGCTCTGACGGTTACAGACTCAGGAATAGCGGCAACCCTGACAACTGCCGCTCAACCGAATATCACCTCTGTGGGAACGCTGACGGGCCTCGACGTTGACAACATCAACATCAATGACAATGCGATCACTTCAACAGACACCAACGGCAATATTGCAATCACACCGGACGGCACTGGGGAGGTGGACATATCCAAAGTCGACATTGATGGCGGAGCGATCGACGGCACCACCATTGGCGGATCGTCTGCGGCAGCGGGTACATTTACCGACTTAACTGCGACGGGCACAATTAGCTTCCCAGACAATAGCATCTCGGGCGACGACATCGACGGCGGAACAATCTCGAATTTTGCGTCCACAGGCATCGACGATAACGCCACAAGCACTGCGATTACGATTGATTCTAGTCAGAACGTCAGTCTATCCAATGACCTCACAGTAGACACCGACACCCTTGTTGTTGACTCAACGAATAATCGGGTGGGGATTGGCGCTACTCCTAACGCACTGCTAGATGTCTCAAGCGTTAGCACATCGACTATACGTTTGTCTAATAGTGATACTGTTTTATCGCAAAACCAAATTACTGGGCAGATTGAGTTCTATCAAGCAGACGCTACTGCTGATGGTACAGGGATTACCGGCAAAATTGGTATGCGTTCAGTTACTCAAACGGGTGGTGGAACGTATTACGGCAATGTCGCAGATATGGCGTTCTACGTTAGCGGTCAAGCTAACGGCTACGCAAGTGACAATGCAACATTAAACGCCATGACCATACAGGCTGGAAGCGGCAACGTGGGGATTGGTACGGATGATCCCGCATCGCATAACACATACGGCGGGTTAACTGTTGCGGCATCAAACGCTACTGGCGCAGAGTTTGTTGCCTTTAGAGATGATGGCAATCTGGCAGATGGAGATTTCTGTGGCGGCTACATAATCGGCAATAGAGACTCCAGTGGCACTCCAAATCACTACGGCGGTATGTGGGCTACTGCCGATCTTACCTATGGCTATATGCAGTTAAATTTCGGAGCGCAGAGAGACTCTTATGAAACCAATACGCCCGATGTTGTAATAGATCTTGGCGGTAACGTGGGGATTGGTGAGACTAATCCAAACAGACGCCTTACTGTAGAAGATGCGAGTAACGTGGGTGTAGCTGAATTTGAGTCTGGGCAAACTTCTTCAAAGGTTTATTTTAAAGATTCAGGGACAACCAATACGTATTCTGTTGCTATTGGCTCAGAAAGCGACGATTTGGTGTTTTATGCTTCTTCTGGTGGCACAGAGCGCATGAGGCTAGACTCCAGCGGCAACTTGCTGGTTGGCACGGATACCGGCGCGTCAGCGGCGTCTGCCAAACAGGTTATATACAACGACGGCGCAACAAGCTGCTATCTACAGATGGCTGGATCAGCCGATACCAGTGGCATATTAATAGGCGCTAATAACACTGGTGGCTGTACTTGGTATAACTATACCGGAGCTATTGGCT